TATATATACTCCGATAATCTCAACATACACATAGCCATACCCCCACAAGTACCCTGCACCATTTTATTCAGTTGTTTTACAGATTTTATTTTTTACTTTAAAACAATTACAAATAAGCTAGATGTAGTATATGAACTATTTTTCATCAGAAGATATGGATTGTATTTGTTACATTGAAGAGAAAACAAACAATGTAGTTATTAAATTTTTTAATATGGAAAATAATTCTACTGCAGAACTATTTACAATCTATGTTATGAATAGATTAGGTTTTGAATATTCTCCAATAAATGAAAAGATGTTAAGTAAATTAGTTCATTAGAACTTATGGATATTAAAATACCTTATACTCCAAGACGACATCAAGCATATCTACACCAGCAAATATCAAGATTTAGATGGAGTGTGCTGGTCTGCCACCGAAGGTTTGGCAAGACAGTATGTATGATTAATCATCTAATTAGGTCAGCATTGTTGACCAAAGCTAAGAATCCAAGATTCGCCTACATAGCACCAACCTTTAAACAGGCTAAAGCAATAGCATGGGATTATGTAAAACAGTTTACAGCAAAGATACCACACACTAAATTTAACGAAACAGAGCTAAGAGTAGATTTACCTAATGGCTCTCGTATCACCTTGCTAGGCTCAGAAAACTCAGACGGCTTGAGGGGTATATACCTAGATGGGTGTGTCATCGATGAGTACGCCAATGTATCTGAAAAACTATTTCCAGAAATTATAAGACCAGCATTATCAGATAGAAAAGGTTATTGTGTATTTATTGGTACTCCTGCTGGGATGAATAATAACTTCTATGATCTATACCAGCACGCACAAGGTGCAGAAGATTGGTTTAATTATAAAGCTAAAGCAAGTGAAACAAAGATTGTCGACCAAGAGGAATTAGATAAGGCAAGAGAAGTAATGGGAGAGAAGAAGTATCTCCAAGAGTTTGAGTGCGATTGGATTGCCAACATTGAAGGAGCAATATATGGCGATGTACTATCCCAGATTGAGGATAAGAAACAATTGAGAAGAGTGCCTTACGATCCTGCTTTGCCTGTCAGCACCGCTTGGGATCTTGGCGTTTCAGATCATACCGCAATAATATTTTTTCAGCAATTAGGTAACTCAGTAAACATTATTGATTACTATGAGGAACGAGGTCAAGGCTTACCGCATTACATAGAAGTTTTAAATAGCAAAGAATATATTTACAAGGATCACTTTGCACCACACGACATCGAAGTTACAGATTTTAGCAATGGCAAAACCAGAAGAGAGGTAGCCTACCAATTAGGTGTGCGGTTTAAAGTAGTACCTAAGATTCCACTAGAAGATGGCATCCATGCCACAACAATGACTCTGCCTAAATGCTATATTGATATAGACCATTGCAAAAAGTTAATAGATGCGTTAAGACATTACCATAGGAAGTATGTTGACAAAAACAGAATGTTTAGGTCAAAGCCTAATCATGATTGGTCATCACACGCTTGTGATGCCATGAGGTATCTGTCTGTTGGCTTACAAGAATTAAATACTAGACAAACTGCTCCGCAAAGTGTAGCAGATAATGATTATAGGATTATATAATTATGGGATCAATATTCAAACCAAAAATGCCAGCGTTGCCACCAGTTCAACCTTTGCCAGAAACTCCAGAATTAACTGATGAGGAAAAAGCAAAAATTAAAAAAGAACAAGATGCAATTGAAAGAAGAAGAAAAGGTAGAAAGTCTACTATCCTTACTGGTCCACTTGGTATTCAAGAGTCTGAAGAAACTAAACTTAAAACTTTATTAGGAGAATAGTATGTTAGAAAAAATTAAAAAAGTATTTAAAAAAAAACCTGCAGTAAAAAAGGTAGAAGAAAAATTTGATAACATGATTGATATGCAAAGTGCAGTAGGATCAAACACAACACAAGAAGTAAAAGCAGAAGTTAAATCTGAAACTAAATCTTCTTTAACATTTGGTAAATAATATGGGTGCAGGTGGACCAAGTTCTGGAACTGGAAATAGTAAATCAGTTACAACGCAAAAAGCTCAAAAAGATTTACAAGTTTCTGCTTACGAAAGAGAAATAGAAAAACAAAAAGCAGAAGCTAAAGCAAAATCAAAAGTAACTGAAGGAACATTATCTGATCCAAGAGAGAAAGATGATACTGCTGCTAAGATGAGTTTGTTTAGAGAACAAGGTGTAACAAATCTTAAAAATCAAAAATTTCAAACTCCTACTACAGCATTATTATCTGGAGTGTTTGCAGGTGGATCAAGAGTTAACAGAGATTTTTTTACAGATAAAGTTTTAGGATCAAAAAATTATAAAGGAACAACTAAACAAGATTTTGAAAGAATGAGTAGATCAGCACAAGAATCTATGTATAAAGATTATTTTACAGCAAGAAGTTCTGGTAAAATAGATGCTTATGGAAACACTTTATCACAAGGTGATAATGGTGGTGCAATAGGATCAAGTGGTCAAGTAGTACAAGCTCCAACAGTAACTGCTCCAACAACCGCAGAAGTTTCTCAAAGTGCAGCAACAGATGTAGCAGAAGATAATATTCTTTTAAGAAAAAGAAAAGCAAAAGCTAGAGGAAGATCACCAACTATTATGACAGGAGTAACTGGTGCAACAGGTAGCTTGACATTAGGTAAACCAAGTCTATTAGGTAGATAATATGGCTCAAACAGATTTAGCAAAAAATTTATTAAAACGATTTGATCGATTAAAATCTCAAAGACAAAATTGGGAAAGTCATTGGCAAGAAGTTGCAGACTATATGCAACCAAGAAAAGCAGATGTAACTAAATCAAGATCAAGAGGCGATAAAAGAACAGAACTTATTTTTGATTCTTCTCCACTACAATCAGTAGAACTCTTAGCAGCATCACTACATGGTATGCTAACAAATCCTGCTACCCCCTGGTTTTCTTTAAGATTTAAAGAAGATGATATGGAGAATGAAGATGAAGCAAAAGAATGGTTAGAGTCTGCTACAGAGACCATGTACTCTGCATTCAATAGATCAAACTTCCAACAAGAAATATTTGAATTGTATCATGATCTAATTACTTTTGGTACAGCAGCAATGTTTATCGAAGAAGATGATGAAGATCTTTTAAAATTCTCAACAAGACATATTAACGAAATATATATTGCTGAAAATGAAAAAGGTAGAATTGATACTGTCTTTAGAAAATTTAAAATCTCTGCAAGAGCAGCAATACAAAAGTTTGATAAGGTATCAAATAACATTGCAGTAACTGCTAAGAAAGATCCATACGAAGAAGTAGAAATACTTCATGCGGTTTATCCAAGATCAGACTTTGATCCTAAGAAACAAGATAAACAAAATATGCCATTTGAATCTGTGTACATAGAAGCAGGAACAGGTGAAGAATTATCTGTATCTGGATTCAGAGAGTTTCCATTTGTAGTACCAAGATATTTAAAAGCATCACATGAAATCTATGGCAGATCTCCAGCAATGACAGCTTTACCAGATGTGAAAATGTTAAATGAAATGTCTAAGACTACAATTAAGTCTGCACAGAAACAAGTTGATCCACCTTTATTAGTTCCAGATGATGGATTTATTTTACCCGTAAGAACTGTACCAGGTGGTTTAAATTTTTATAGAAGTGGTACAAGAGATAGAATTGAACCATTAAACATTGGTGCGAATACTCCACTAGGTTTAAACATGGAAGAGCAAAGAAGAAACTCAATTCGTAATGCGTTCTATGTAAATCAATTAATGATGCAAACTGGTCCACAGATGACCGCAACAGAAGTTATTCAAAGGAACGAAGAGAAGATGAGATTGTTAGGTCCAGTTCTTGGTAGACTTCAATCTGAATTATTAAAACCATTAATCGATAGAGCCTTTGCAATTTTACTTAGAAAGAATTTATTTAGACCAGCTCCAGAATTTTTAGCAGGTAAAGATATTGAGATTGAATATGTATCACCATTAGCTAAAGCACAAAAATCTTCTGAGTTACAATCAATCATGAGAGCAATCGAAATCATGGGATCACTATCTCAAGTAGCTCCAGTATTCGATCATATCAATATGGATAAACTCGTTAGACACTTGACAGACATTGTGGGTGTACCACAAAAAATATTAAAACCTCAGAACCAATTAAATGCTGAGAGACAACAAGCACAAGCTCAACAAGAACAAATGATGCAAATGCAACAACTACAACAAGTAGCAGAAGCAGGAGGAAAAATAGCACCACTCGCAAAGGCTTTACCAGAAGAAGCTAGAGCAGTAGCGAATGCTGATATTGAGTAATGAGTGATCTCAAACAATTTGAAAAACAATTAAAGGAAATCAGAGAAGCATATAAAATGATTTTTGATTCAGACGAAGGTAAAATAGTTTTGTCTGATTTAGAAAAGCGATGTCACTTTTGGTCTACCACTAATGTTAAAGGGGATAGTCATGAAAGTGCATACATGGAAGGTCAACGTAGCGTACTTCTATTTATTAAATCAATGCTACAAAATGATAACACAAAAGGAAAATAACAATGTCAGAAGAACAGATAACACAGGAAACTGTGCCTGTAGCAGAGACAACACAACCTACTACAGAAGCACTAAAACAAGAAACACAAATTGAACAAGCACCAACTACTTTTAAATCCTGGAAAGAAGCAATACCAGAAGATTTAAGAAATGATCCAAACATATCTAAGTTTACTGAGCTTGAAGCTCTTGCTAAATCTTATGTGAACGCAACAAGAATGATTGGTCAAGATAAAGTTGCTGTGCCTAATAACAATTCAACAGAGGATCAATGGAATGAAGTTTATAATAAACTAGGTAGACCAGAGTCTCCAGATAAATATAAACTAGAAGTTAATTCAGATGTTGTTCCATTAGATGAAAGTGCTGTTAAATCTTTTGCAGAGAATGCACACAAGCTAGGTTTAAATAATAAACAAGCTCAAGGTATTCTAGAGTTCTATAAAAATTCTATGGAAGGTTCTGTGCAACAAAGTCAAGTTGATATGGAAACTGCACAAGCTCAAACTGAGCAAGAACTTAGAAAAGAATGGGGTAGAGCTTATGATGATAATATCAGAAAAGCTGGAGCATTAGCTAAAGCAAATATGAATCCAGAAATTTTAGATATGCAATTACAAGATGGTACAAGATTAGGCGATCATCCTGCAATCATCAAAGGCTTTGCTGGTATTGCTAATCTATTATCTGAAGATAAATTGGTAAGTACCGAAAGTGAAAATGTATCACAAGGTACTGACTATGCTGCTGAAATAAGCAAGATTGTTAATGATAGAGATGGTCCATATTGGAATAAAGCACATCCAGATCATGACAAAATAGTTCAGCAAGTATTTACTTTAAGAACAATGATGAATGGATAATACAGAACTAAAGTTAGAGATATTGCGTATCGTTGTAGAGAGTGGTTCGGAGAATCAAAAATCAAATCCCTTGCCAATCTGCAATGAATATTATAAATGGATTTCTATGGCGGATGAAAATTCGCCAAAGAAAAGTAAGACAATTCGAAAGAACCTTACTGACAAGAAGGAATAGACTCTAGTCTAACAGACTTTAAATGCAAGAGATGCCAGATTTTCTGAGAACCTCTCTGTTTTTTGTTTAACATTAACTAACAATTAAGGAGAGACAATTATGTCAACTCAAATAACTACAGCATTTGTAGAACAATATAGTTCTAACATACAAATGCTATCACAACAAAAAGGTTCTATTCTTAGAGATAAAGTTAGATTAGAATCTGTAACAGGTAAGAATGCTTTCTTCGATCAAGTTGGAAGTGTTACTGCTACTGTAAGATCAAGCCGACACTCAGATACTCCACAAGCTGATACTCCTCACGCAAGAAGAAGAGTTTCTCTTGTTGACTATGAGTTCGCAGATCTTATCGATGATCTAGACAAAGTAAGAATGTTAGTAGATCCTACTTCTTCATACGCATTAGCTGCTGCTTATGCAATGGGAAGAGCAATGGATGACGCTATCATTACTGCAGCAACTGCTGCTGCTGATACTGGTGTAGCTGGTGGAACTTCTGTTGCACTACCTGCAGGTCAAATCATAACTGAAGCTGGAACAAATGGTTTAACTATTGCTAAATTAAGAGAAGCAAAAGAGATCATTGACTTAGCTGATGTTGATCCTTCACTACCAAGACACATCATCGTATCTCCAAAACAAATCTCTGATTTGTTAGGAACTACTGAAGTGACTTCAAGTGATTTCAATACAGTTAAAGCATTAGCTTCTGGAGATGTAAATAGTTTCTTAGGATTCAACTTTGTTGTATCTAACAGATTATCTATTGCAGCTTCAAAAAGAGGTTGTATCGCTTTCGTAAGTGATGGAATCGCTTTAGCGGTTGGTAAAGATTCAACTGCTAGAATCGATGAAAGAGCTGATAAAGGTTATGCTACTCAAGTCTACTATTCTGCTGCATTCGGTGCGACTAGAATGGAAGAAGAAAAAGTAGTTAAAATCGAAGCGTACGAAGCGTAGTAAATAAAATTTTAGGGGGTGGAAGCGAGAGTGAAAACCCCCTAGAATGCTTATGAAACAAATAAAAGATTTAAAAACAATATTACATTTTAAACAAGGGAGTTATGTTTATCGATATGTATTGGTAGACAGGTTTAAAAATACAGGTAAAGTGCATTATGGTTTTGATGCAAAACTTGAAAGAACTGAAAAAGAATTGTTTGCTTTAGAAAAAGATAGACAGATTAGAAGAAAGTATATTATAAGGAAGTAATATGGCATCAGTAGTAGACATTTGTAATGGAGCATTAAACCAACTTGGTGCATCCACAATATTATCATTGACAGAAGATTCTAAGAACGCAAGACTTTGCAACGCAAGATACACACAAGTTAGAGATAGTTTATTTAGATCTCATC